CAGCCTTTGGTCGTAAAGATATCATCACAGTAGATGCGCAGAACCAAGGGCTGATACTGCCGAATGGACTGAGCATCTTGTACGAGAACTTGTACGCGGAGCAGAACGAACAGGGTCTGGAGTACAGCTATAAAACACGCAGAGGTCGTACCAGAATATATGGCGGCAAGGTAATAGAAAACGTGTGCCAAGCGATAGCCCGTTGCATCATAGGCGAACAGATGCTAAGAATTAGTAAGAAATACAAAGTGGTGTTAACGGTACACGACTCAATAGTTTGCTGTGTGAAAGACAACGAAGTCGAAGAAGCTCAAGCGTTTGTTGAACAGTGTATGAGGTGGACACCCGATTGGGCAACAGGTCTGCCAGTAGACTGCGAAAGCGGCACGGCAAAATCATATGGAGACTGTGAGTGAGTATCGCACCTTGGTCGTTTAGCAAAGCTAAAGCGTTTGAAACGTGTCCGAAGCAGTTCTATCACGAGAAAATCTTGAAGGAATATCCTGTCGAGGAGACAGAAGCCATGCGCTATGGCACCGAGTTCCACAAGGCTTGCGAAGATTACATCGGATCAGAAGTGCCGATCCCACCAAAGTTCGAGTTTATCAAGGCTACACTAGATGCGCTGAACAATAAGCGTGGTGTAAAGATATGTGAAAAGAAGTTGGGGCTTACTGCTGACCTAGAACCGTGTGACTTTTTTAGTAAGAAGGTTTGGTTCAGAGGTATAGCTGACCTAATAATCGTAGACGTGTTGGCACAAGTTGCATGGGTCATCGACTACAAGACAGGGAAGTCATCGAAGTATGCTGACAAGGGTCAGTTAGAACTTATGGCACTGACCGTCTTTGCACACTACCCCGAAATCAAAACGGTAAAGGCAGGGCTTCTATTTGTTGTAGCAGGTAGCTTGGTCAAAGCCGAATATGAAGTTGAACAGAGCGCAAGTCTTTGGGAGAAATGGCTTGGAATCTATGGTAAAATGGAGAAGGCGTTTGAGACAGATGTGTGGAACCCCCGCCCATCTGGTTTGTGCAAGCGTCACTGTCCAGTAACTGAATGCCCTCACAATGGGAGAAACTGATGCCATATACAAAGAAGAAACGCCCATACAAGAAAGAGTATGAGCAGCAAAAGAAACGCGGTGAACATGCAGACCGCATGGAACGCCAACGCGCTCGTCGCAAGATGGACAAGACTGGTAAAGATGCCAACAAAAACGGCAAAGCCGATAAACGAGAAGGCAAGGATATTGCCCACAAGAAACCGCTAAGTAAAGGCGGGACAAACAAAGACGGTTACAAAGTACAAAGCCGCAAAAAGAACCGCGCAGCGGGTGGGGCTATGAGCAGCCCGAAGAAAAAGAAGTAGTGATTCACTACCACGGAGAACAACATGCAGGTTATCAACGACAAGGCGTTGTTGCTGAAGGTAAGGAACCCTAAGCAGATTACGGCTGTCATACCAAAAAGTAAGGAGTTGTCGATGAATGAAGTCGTCGTAAACTGGGGGCTTGATGAAGCCCATACTCTCAGGAGTTTAAATATAAACGTACCGTCACCTATCACTAAACGGTACAACTGGCCGGGACAGTACAAGCCCTTCTCACACCAAAAAGATACAGCGTCTTTCTTGACCATGAACAAGAAGTCGTTCTGCTTCAACGAGCAGGGTACAGGTAAAACTGCATCGGCTATCTGGGCTGCTGACTATCTAATGACGCAGGGTAAAGTAAACCGTGTGTTGGTAGTCTGCCCGCTATCTATCATGGATAGTGCATGGCGTAACGACTTGTTTTCCTTTGCTATGCATCGAACCGTAGACGTGGCTCATGGTAGTAAAGAGAAACGCAAGAAGATCATCAACAGTGGTGCCGAGTTTGTAATTATAAACTACGATGGTGTCGAGATTGTTGCTGACGAGATAGCCAAGGGTGGCTTCGATCTATTTATTGTAGACGAGGCGACACACTACAAGAACGCGCAGACCAAACGGTGGAAGACACTGAACAAGCTAATCGGTGAAAACGATTGGCTCTGGATGATGACAGGTACACCCGCTGCACAAAGTCCAGTCGATGCGTATGGTTTGGCAAAGCTAATTAACCCTCTGGCAGTGCCGAGGTTCTTCGGGTCATGGCGTGACATGGTCATGTGGAAGGTGACGCAGTTCAAATGGAAGCCAAAGGAAACAGCCAAAGATACTGTGTTCCGTGCATTGCAACCCGCGATTCGTTTTACAAAGGACGAGTGTCTTGATCTGCCTGACATGGTCTACACCAAACGCTTCGTCGAAATGACTGGGCAGCAGAAGAAATACTACGACACCTTACGCAAACGTCTTGTCATGGAAGTGGCAGGTGAGGATGTAACAGCAGCCAATGCCGCTATCGCTCTGAACAAACTATTGCAGATCAGCGCAGGGGCTATCTACACCGATGATGGTGACACGGTGCAATTCGATATCAAGAACCGCTACCAAGTCCTCAAAGAAGTTATCGACGAGAGCAGCAAGAAAGTTCTGGTGTTCGTGCCGTTCAAACACACGATTGATATGCTAGTCGATAAGCTGACCAGCGACGGCGTAACGTCGGAGATCATACGAGGAGATGTTCCTGCAAGTAAACGCACGGATATCTTTGACCGTTTTCAAAACAACCCCGATCCAAAAGTCTTGGTGATCCAACCACAAGCTGCGGCTCACGGCGTTACGCTGACCGCTGCAAACACTGTGGTATGGTGGGGGCCGACATCTTCACTCGAAACATATGCGCAGGCGAATGCTCGCGTACACCGTTCGGGGCAGACACATAAGTGTACCGTTATACAGTTGGCAGGGTCACCTGCGGAAAAACGTATTTACCGTATGTTAGATGATCGTATCAACATACATACAGAAATGATAAATCTGTACAAAGAAATACTTGACTAGATAGTATAAGTTACTATATGTCAGTTATACAAAGATATAATGGAGAATACACATGACGGTACCCGTCGAGAAATTAACCAAAGCGTACATCAAGATACGCGATAAACGTTCAGAGTTGTCTGCCAAATTCAAAGAAGAAGATGGTGCGCTTGCAGATCAGCAAGATAAGATTAAACGCGCTTTGCTCGACTATTGTAAAGAGCATGGCGTAGACAGTGTGCGTACCCCTGCAGGGTTGTTCTACCGCACTGTCAAACAACGCTACTGGACGAATGATTGGGAATCCATGCATAAATTTATCATGGAACATAACATACCTGAGTTCTTCGAGAAGCGTCTCAACCAAACAAACGTAAAGCAGTTCATAGAAGAGAACCCAGACTTAGTCCCTGCAGGGCTGAACGTGGACTCCGAATACGTTGTGTCAGTGAGGAAGAAATGACTGAAGAAACAACACCGTATGTAAACATCAATAAGGTTGCAGACTATTTCCAAGTCTCAATCTCAACCATTCGTAAGTGGGTCAACAATGGGTATATCCCAGACAGCACTTACATCAAAATCGGCGAAGTCTATAGATTTAGACTGGACGATGTAGAAGCGGCATTGACAGCCGCAACACAACAAGGGCAGAATGAAGCCCTTACACAATTATAATGGAGAACGGCATGGCAGAATTGTCATTATTTGAAGGGGGCAACTCCCTAGTAAGCAGCGACTTATTCAAACAGTTGCAGGAAACAGACGACAACTTGACAGGTGGTTCAGGTGGCGGGTCAGGCCCACGCCGAATCAGTCTGCGTGGTGGTCGGTTCCGTGAAATCGTAGGCGGCGAACAAGTCAATGTGAAGAGCGATGGCTTCTTAAACATGGTTATTGTTAATGCCGCAAAGTTGTCTCGTACTTACTATGCAGGTCAGTACGATCCAGAGAATCCATCTGCCCCAACTTGTTGGTCGCCAGATACGCAAGCTCCATCACCTGATGTTCCAAAGGATCAAATGCAAGCCGCTCGTTGCATGGACTGTCCACAGAATATCAAGGGTTCGGGGCAAGGTGAGAGCCGTGCCTGTAGGTTCTCCCAACGTCTAGCGGTCATGTTAGAAGGGGATATGGATACCGTCTACCAGCTACAGTTGCCTGCAACTTCAATCTTTGGGGAAGCTAAGGACGGTAAAATGGGCATGCAAGCATACGCTAAGTATCTTAAAGCCCACAAAACGCCATCGATTGCTGTGGTGACACAAGCGTACTTTGATGAAAACAGCGACACACCGAAGCTGTACTTCAAAGCGGTACGCCCTCTAACCGAGGAAGAACTACAGCAAGCAGTGGCAGCTAAGGATAGCGAAGACGCTACCAAGGCAATAACTTTGACTGTGTCTCAAACAGATGGGGTACAGGCAAAGCGGGATGGTGCAGTTGCTGACGATGAGGTGGACATCGGGGAGACAGCACCTGCACCAAAGAAGGTCGCCAAGAAGAAAGAGGTAGCTGCTCCCTCTGCATCAGAGGCTGACCTAGCATCTATTGTTGACGATTGGGACGACTAATTTAATACAGTAGATCGTCGTGGCGAGGTACTGGACAAAGCCTCGCCACGACATTTAACTTGGAGCAGCAGCAATGGAAACAACTACCTTTTTACAGGGGGTACTCAGCGACAATGGTCACTACTGCGTTTTCGCAGCGCGTAGTAAAGACGATATAAGAATACAAAAGTTCTATAGCACCATTGAAGAAGTCGAACGTGCAGCCAATAAATACGATAATGATGGCCTAGACGTTTACTTTGCACTCGCAACTTTCGAGGAACCTACCAACCGAAGAGCCGACAATGCACTAGAACTCAAGGCACTGTTCCTTGATTTAGATTGTGGGCCGTCAAAAGAATATCCTACTCAAGCCAGCGCCGTCGATGCGTTGCGGAGTTTCTGTAAACAACTCTCTCTGCCTAAGCCTTTGATGGTCAATAGCGGGAGAGGTGTGCATGTATACTGGCCCCTTACCGAAGCAGTTTCGGCGGAGCAATGGTTAGACGCAGCGGAGCGATTGAAGCGAGCCTGTGCAGACAACGGCCTACTAGCTGACCCTGCGGTAACAGCAGACATCGCACGTATATTACGTGTACCGAATACGCATAACTACAAAGATGACCCATTACCTGTGGAGTTCTTTGGAGTTGAGATGCCTGCGCCTGTGGTGCTGTCCGAGTTTGTAGAAAAACTTGGCGTAGTGATGCCAGTTACCAAGATAGACTTGGGTACAGATGCACTATACGAAGCCTACGTCGAAAATTCTGAGAACGTTTTCAAAACAATAATGAAGAAAACGATTGAGGGCCGAGGGTGTAAGCAGCTTGAATACATCGCCACGCAGCAGCACGAAGTAAGCGAACCTCTATGGAGAGCAGGGCTGTCGATTGCAAAGTTCTGCACGGACGGTGACAAGGCCGCAGAAAAGATATCAAATAATCACCCCAACTACAGCGAAGCAGAAATGCGCAAAAAGTTGGACGAGATCAAAGGCCCATACACCTGTGTACGTTTTGACGAGTTAAACGAAGGTGTGTGCCGAGACTGTCCACTTTGGGGCGAGATCAAATCTCCGATTGTATTGGGCAAGCGTATTCGGGAAACCGAAGGCGAGATCACTATATCTGCACCTGCACAGGGTAAGAAGCAAGCACAAGAGTTCGATGTGCCTGTGTTTCCCAAGCCATACTTCCGTGGGGCTGCAGGGGGTGTGTTCTTGCGCGGCACAAATGCTGACGGAGATATTGACGAAGAACTAATCTATCAGCACGATCTATATATCACTCGTCGTCTGCATGACGAGGAACTTGGCGAAACACTCGTCTTTCGCTTACACTTACCACGTGACGGTGTACGTCAGTTCACTGTGCCTCTTACCCATGTCACTTCCAGAGAAGAGTTTCGTAAGAGCATGGCGAAGCAAGGCGTTACCTCATGGGGCAAACAACTGGATAAGCTAATGGCATACACAACGAAATGGGTAGACGAACTGCAACACAGTTCAACTGCATCAGAAGCCCACCGCCAGTTTGGTTGGGTAGATGAAGATATGGAAGGCTTTGTGCTAGGGGAGAAGCTAGTCGAGGCCAATGACATAACCTACAACCCACCATCATCTAAGACCGCAGGGTTTATGGATGCGTTTGAACCGAAGGGTACAAAAGAGCGGAGCTTAGAACTACTAAACTTCTACAACCGCGATGGCTTTGAACTGCACCAATACGTGGTTGGCGTTGGTTTCGGCTCACCGCTAATGGCTCTGACAGGTCTAAACAGTATGGCTGTGCATCTATTTGGTGGGACAGGTGTTGGTAAGACCACCGCACAATATGCAGCCATGTCGATCTGGGGTAGTCCCGAACTACTCACGCTACAAAAGTCTGACACCCACAACTCTCGTATGAACCGTGGCGAGGTCATGCATAGCTTACCTCTCATATCTGATGAGATGACTAACGTCACAAGTGGAGAGATGTCTGAGTATGTTTACCAAGTGTCTGGCGGAAGACAGAAAAACAGATTGTCGGCTAACGGTAACGAAGAACGAGTACGCGGGAAGCCGTGGAAGCTACTTGCTTTGAGTTCAGGTAATACTAGCGCGTGGGAAATTTTAAGTCGAGACAAAGCTACGCCGAAAGCGGAGATGCAGCGACTATTTGAGATCAAGGTTCCCAAGATGATCTTTGATCCTGCAGATGTAAAGCTGACCGCTGACCTGCATGAGGACATCAAAACAAACTACGGTCACGTTGGCCCTGAGTATATACAGTGGGTCATCAACAACCAAGAACAAGCGAGAGCCATCGTGCAGCGAGCGAAAGCTAGGCTAGACGAGGCAGCGAACCTTGGCCCAGAAAACCGCTTCTGGTCAAACGGCAATGCTGTGATCCTTGCGGGTCTGATTATCGCTAAGAACCTTGGCTTGGTGAATTACGATACGAGTAAAATCTACAAGTGGATCGTCAAAGAACTAATACGCCGCAACAGCTTTGTGAATGATATCGGTGCATCGGTTGACGAGACAGTGGGTAACTACATCGCTGAGAACTTCAACAACATTCTCAAGATCGACAGCACGGAAGACTTGCGTGGGAAAAACGACAATGGGTTGGATCAGTTGGTGCTACCGACAGAGAAGCCACGCGGTCAACTTATTGCACGTTATGAACCTGATACGAAGCTACTGTTCCTTCGGATCAAACCTTTTAAAGATTGGTGTACAGATCAGCAGATTAACTACGCATCTCTTGTGGACGATCTTAAAGAGAAGAAAGGTGCGAAGCGTATCAAGAAGCGTCTGACAAAAGGCACTGACTTTAACATGCCTGCACAGGACGTTTTGCAGATGAGATTTGAAGGGTTTGACGAGGTGGTCGATGGATCAGAAGGTGATGAAACTTGATGATCTGAACCCTGATGGGCTTCGGGTCACGATAAACTGGGAAGAAATGGGCGTTGGTTCGTCCTTCTTTCTACCATGCATCAACACCGAAAAAGGCATGAAACAGCTAAATAGTGTTGCAAAAATGAAAGCATGGGAGTTTGACATGCAAATATGCATAGAAAATAAAAAACTAGGTTTACGAGTGTGGAGAACTGTGTGATATACTAAATTTGACAACTCGGTACTCGATGTTGTTCTCCATTGTTATCTGGCCCCCACATTTAGTGGGGGTCTTTTTTTACTGATATTCCTGTACGCTTTTACGCATAGCGTCTGTATATACAATTCCATTTACCATGTTGCCTGTGGTTCTTTTGAAACCCGCGTAAGACTTTTTAAGGTCTGCCGAATCAATACGTGATTCAACACGGAACTGTGGGGGTAGAGATGCATTGAACTCTTTTATTTTTCTTAACGCTGCGCTCAGAGCTTCACGATCATTTTCTTGTCTAGCCATATTGTGTAAGCGCATAAGTTTACGGCGTTTAGTATCTATGGCGTTTTTTCTACGGCGTTCGCTTTGATTTATTTTTAAGTTTTCTACATAATCTGCAGGAGCAAAACCTAACCCTTGCATGAAAGCATTGTATGGACTTATGTCGTCTACGATAGGGTTACCTCGTAGCGTATTTGCGCCTTCTCTGCTAAATCTTTCCATTTTACTGAGGTTACGGATAGCGGCGGGTGCCATAGCTTCAAGCCCACGTCTAACTTCCCCCTCCATCAATAAGTCTTTACCACGCTCTGCGCTTAGTAATACACCAAGTACTGGCCCACCTAGTTGTTCTGTAAGTGTCCAAAGTGCTGACTGATCTTTTTCAATGAAAGGCTGACGGTACAACAAGCTGTTCATAGACACACGACTTGCCACATCAATACCAAGCAGTTCGTTAGCTATGCCAGTATACATAGTCCCACCTAAGTTCTTACGCATCATGGCTTCGAAGTCATCTTCGTTTTCATCAGCGAACAAGTCATAGATTGCGCCTATTGCACCCATCATAGGTAGACCACTGACACCTGCTAGTAATCCAGTAACGGTCATAAAGTACGCAAGTTGATTACGAGCGATTTTTCTTGTTTCTGGACTAGCTCCTGCTAATGCTTGGTCAAGCAGGTGTGCCATATAATAGTAGCGAGATACTGCAAACCGCTTAAACAAGAACGCCACATTCCCTACAGGGTTTTGCGCCCACACTGGGCGGCCTGCTGATGCTGTTGAGCCAAGAGTCAGTTCGGTAGTGTCAATGGCTTTATCTGCTGCCGCTTCATAATCAGCATCGGTAAGTCTCTTTTTGCCGTTGTTGCTACGTTTTTGTAGTTCTAGATCATACGCTGACATCAACGTGATTTGGCGACCAAAACGTTCTCCGTGGTGTACAAGGAACCCACTTATCTGGTTTGCTTTTGCAAGCACGTCACGAGTGTCTGTCAGGTCTACGTGTTCTTGATCGATACTTTGGTTAAACATACCTCGCGCACCTGCTTTATCGATCAACGCTTTGTATTTTTTAATCTCTGGATCAAGATTTGGGTCATCAAAGTTATAGTTATCAAACCCTTTGTTGTGCATACCAAGCTCAACTTCTCGTGTAACAGGCTGACCATCTGCACCCATTACAGTAATCATTTTAGTTTTTGGAGAACCCATGAATAGCTTTGTAGCTTTGCTTATCGCCGACATAGCTTTGCCACCGCCATACTCTCCTGCTAACTGTGGATACACTGCCATAGGAATATCGAACATCACGTTCAACGCAGAAGATACGTTGGCCCCCATTGTCCAACCAAAACCTAAAGAAGTAGCTATACGTGACCAACGTGCCATCGACGGAGCTTGTGCAAACGTAGCGATTTGATCTAACTTTTCAGCCATTACTTCCGTGTCTATCCGTTGAAAGTATCCACCTTCTTTAAGTTTATTTCTAAAACCTTGTATTTTTGCGCCATATTCTAACTGAACAAGCTGCTTTTCAATACTACGGAAGTTATCACGGAATCGTTCTGCAGGGTCGGCTTCTACCCCCGGCATACCAGATGGAGTTATATCCCCAATTGCACCTAAAACGCCGCGCCCTCCAGACTCACGCTCCTTACGACTACGGAACGATTGCATAAATGATCTTTCAGGGATTGCGTCCAGTGACAGGTCGATAATTCTGTCTATGGAATCTTGATCTACGTTTGCAAGTTGTAGTGTCTGTAGAATATCAAACACAAAAGACGACGAAGGTGCTTTTCCATAGTTGCGCTGCGCGTCTCGCTTGCCACTTTCAATAGCACCAATTAGTTCGGGTTGCCCAATATCTGTTAGGTACTTTACTACGTTTTGTTGTGCTTGCCGCAGGTCTTTTTCAGTAGTGTAGTATTCAGTAAATACTTCAATGCCACCCCCACGTAAGGGGTCAGGAGCATTGTATTGCAGTCGGAAGTCACCATCACGACCTAGTTTAAAGTAAGGACGGATTATACCACCTTGAGCGTGGAGCAGTTCTGATAGCTTTTCAAACGCGGTCTTCTGTGTTTCTGCGTCTACTCCTAAAGAACTAATACGTTCTTTGATCGCTGGCATGATGCGATCTTGTGCAGCTTCGCCCATGTCCCTAGTAATATTATATATGTCTTGCCCTTGCTTACCGAGCGCCTTGTATTCTTTGTTTAAGACATCCCAGATCGCTGTTTTTTCTTCGGAAGGATCACCCGCTTTTTTAGCTTTAGTACGCGCCGTAGTTTCTTCAGCATTAAGACGCTCTATCTCTGCGGCACGATCTTGGTCGGTATTAAAAGACCGCATGACGGTTTTTTCAGTAGCGTTGTCATAGTAAGACATCCAGTATTTTGCGTAAGTATTTCGTGGACGTGCAGGGTCAACTTCGTCTTGAGTAGCGCGGTTCATAAGCGAGAAGAGTTTTTTGTACCCTTCTGGGTTTGCTTTTTTGTACGCTCTATAGTCGTTGTATATGACATCAACAGGTTCAAAAGCACTGCGTAGTGCGCCTGATGCTTGGTCGATTAGAACATTCAACTCACCAGCAAACGGTATTTTGTCTTTGGCTAATCTTACTAGGTTGTTAACAGGCTGCACACCTAGAACAAACTTACGAAGTGTACGAGGCGTGTTACTGCTAACCATATCTCGTGTAACTTCGTAAACATTTTTATTTTCTACAGGCACCGTTTTTATGTGGTTGCGCAGTAAATTAGTTGCGCCTTCTTTTGTACGCCCTAGTAACAACATATCTGGTGCCGCACGTGTAGCAGGTGACGGAGTTAGTAACCCTTCTATAATACGATCCACTTCTGATAGTGCAGTCGGCGAAGGTGACAAACCTAGTAGCTTCCGGACGATACGTTTTACAGCACCTGTAAACTTCTCCCAGCCTGACATCTTACCACCATCTACCGGGGCAAGAGCTAATGCTCTTTGGAACTCAGGGTTACTGAAGGCTTCTGCAACAAACTCGTCCAAGTTTGCTGTGCCATACACCTCACCTAATTGCTCTCGCATATTTTTAAGTATAGCCTGTAGCTGCTTTACTTCTGGTAGAGATGGGTTCGCCAATGATGCCGAGGTAGCTGCGTGGGTCATCTCGTGCAGGATAGTATGCACGTTCATCCCGTTGTTAGCATCAATGAGAATTGTATTTGTTTCAGGCGAAAACAGACCAGCAGCGGTGCGCCCCACTACTTGTGATAGGTCATCAACCACTTGTATCTGTGTATCACCGACAACGTTGCCTAGCTTTGCTGCGATCTCACGGATACGTTTTACTTGGCTTGTTGAAGCAATAGCATCCACTGCAAACTGCAAATCACCACGCTGCAATGCATTTTGTATGCTTGGTAATAAAGCTTGATCTAGTCCATGCACAGGGTCAATAAGTAAGAAACCTAGCTCACTTTGTGTATACTCAAGTCCGTCGTAATACTCTTGTACTTCTTCTGGTGTAAGAGGCTTATTTTCATTCTCTGGATCAAGATAGACGTATTCATCTTTTTTAGGAACTTTGCGTTTTTTAAAGCCAAGCCCTGCCATGTAAGAATCAAAAACTGTTTGTCCTTTGATTGGCTTGATTGTGCTAACAGCGCCTTCTCCTCGTTGGGTTTGATCTAATTCCGCAGGGGGACGAGTCTGTGCTTCTAGTTTGAGCGCATCAAGCTCACGATCCATTTGTTTTTGGAACGCTTTGTCATCTTTGCGTTGGATACTTTTGGCTGCTTTAGTTACAGCAATATACGCATCGGATGGGTTAAACTTAGAAGTTTCAACCCGTGCAGCTACACTTGCATCACGTGTTTCTACAAATGCTTGACGCGATAGATTATCAAACACCCACTTCCGTGCATCCATAGCGGCTTTCTGAGTCATGCCTTTGTAAAAAGCAAACTCTACTGGTGTGTAATCTTTTTCAATAGATTGTGTAGGGCCAGCCGCACTAACTGCACCCATTTCGGCGAGAGCATCAACAGGTCTACGGAACCGTTTAAAGAATAGTTTTGCGGCTTTAGCTTGTGGGTTAAGTTCTTTGTCAGATGTTTCAAGTAGCTCTGCAACACCTTCTTTATCCACAGCAGTTGTGACTTCTGGTGCAGAC